AAAGCTAGATTGATTGATAGTACCATCTTTTAGTAGTTCCATTAAATCTCTAGATGTTGATACATTAGGATTTAATTTAGCCTCGTACTTTAATCCTCTCTCATCAACAGATAGTCTTAGCGTTCCGTTAGTCGTTCTAGCTAATGGCATACCATCGTGATTAATAAGGAATCTTACATCATCTTCTAAACGACCTTCAAAAGCCTCTGTGCCTATATACTCTCTAAATCCTCCTAAGTCATTAGACATAGAATTAAACACAGCACCGTAGCCTACTACTACTGGATTGTCTCCATCCATTCTAAGCTCTAAGTCTTGAACGTCTATAGTTCTTATTTCTTTATTTTTCATATCTATAAATTTTTCTTCTTTACCTATTTCTTCTATCTTTCTTTTAGTCCAAGCAAAGCCAGAGTCTCCACCCCATAAAGCCCAAGCTATTCGACCAGCACTAGGATAACCTTTGTCTCCACTATAAAAGCCTTGACCTTCTTTGTCTACTTCGTGCCTACTAAAATAAGAGTACATTCTCTTTATTGTTTTAATACTAAGATTTACTCTGTTCTTAATATCTCTTGCTCTTGCAACGCCTACCTCTGTTCCACCTCTACCAAACTCCTCACGCCATTCTAAGCCTTGTGCAGCTTCGTCAGCCATCTCTTGAGTTGGCTTAGTGTTTATATCCTCTAACGCTCTTTCTTCTTCTAATTGTAAAGAACAGATTGCTAACCTTTGGTCATCTTCATACTCCTCTACCATAGTATCATCAGCCATACATCTTTCGATGAACTCCTCGTTAGTCTCGTCTATATTTTTAGTAGGTATCGGCATTACTCTTTGTCCTCCTCCTCTACGTCTCCAACTGGAGCAAAATTCAATGGCATAAATAATTGGTCTCCTTCTGGACCTACTCTGTTCAAGTCCTCCATTCGTCTAATCTCATTAATAGACAAAGCACCTATACTAGCCATCTCTCTGTAATAACTTGCACGAGAAGCACTATCTCCTCTTAGTAAAGCATTAGCATCTAGCTTAATAGTAAACGAACCAAACTCTGTTTCTCTAAACAACTTTCTGTTAAGCTCTTGTTCTACCATTACCATATAAGGCATTAACGTAAATCTTACGAAGTCAATACTCAAAGCCTCAATAGATGAGTAGTTAGCAGCTTTCTCTAAGTGTCCAATCAAAGATAATGGCACTTTAAATATTCTAGCTACTTCCTCTATCTGAAAACGTCTAGTCTCTAAAAGCTGATACTTGTTAGCATCTATATTAGTTTGCTCGAATGTCATACCCTCCTCAAGGATAGCAGTCTTACCAGCTACAAAAGAGCCAGAGTAGTTTTGATTCCAAGAGTTCTTTAATCTTGCTACAGCTTCTTTACTTAGTTTGCCAGGATGTTTAATAACTCCACCTACTTGAGCAGAGTTTCCTAGATAACTATTAGCTGTATCGTTAGCAGCTATAGAAGTGGCTATTGTTGTGTTCTGTGCTTTCAATACGCTAACTCCCTCACAACCATTAAACGATAAGTTGAAGAAGTGTAGCATATCCTCTTTCATTACTCCTATCTCATAGTCTTTAATGTCGTAGTATATTTGGCCATCGTGCTTTATTACTTTGACATCTTCTGGATTGATAGGAATAAGTGAGATTGGTCTAGCGTTGCCATCTCTCTCAATATAAAAATACGCATTCCCCTCTAGCAATAAGTTGGTCATTAGAGTATCTAGGAATGTGTATGGTGTCATATACTCGTTAGGATTACGAGCTAGGAGTCGGTAGATTGGATGGCTGACGTCAGTTATCTTATCGTCATCCTCCTCGACTCTGTAAACTTTTATGGGTAGACTTGCTATTGATTCACTAATAACTCTAACACAAGCAAATACTGCACTAAATGTTAAAGATGTATCTCTAGTAACTGCTGTTCTGTTGGCTGCACCATAGCCACCGAAAACTGCCTTTAAAAAATTATCGCCCCTCTTCTCAGAACGCAAGAAGTCAAATAGTCCCATAAAATTGTAATTACATTACAAAGATAAGAGAAATCGCAAAAGTCAAATCCATACTATTCCCCTATCATCATAGGTAGAAGTGTCGCTAGAATCGTCATTCATATAACATCCTAAAGCCATTACTAAAGCAACCATTCCATCAATCTTTTCAGTTGATTTACTTTTATCCATTTTAATGTTTCCAGCTGGGTCTGTTTTCATAGCTAAGTTAGAACACATCCACCTCAACACTTTGTTACCAGCGTGGTTAATTTGTTTGCCTAGTATTAGCTTTTCAAGTTCTTTAGTTGGTGCTGACATACTAGCAAAGCCTTGACCATAGCTCTCCATCGGCAATCCATCTTCTGATAAATCAATAACTAACTGACTTGAGTTCCATCTATCGTATGCAATAGACTTTATGTTTACAACCTCAGCCACTTCTTTTATTCTACGCTTAATGTAGTTATAGTCTGTTACATCGCCCTCTGTTAGCTCCATCAATCCCTCTTTCTCCCAAGAAATATAATCAACTTGGTCACGCCTTGAACGAATAAAAGCATTTTCTTTAGGAGCAAAGAAGTAAGGGATAACCGTAAACCTATCATCTTCTGGAATGATTAAAACAAAAGCTGATATATCTCTAACACTCGCTAAGTCAAGTCCAGCATAAGCCGTCATACCTTTATAATCCTCTAAGTGTATTGGAGCTTTGTTGCACTCCATAAATTGAGCGTCTGATAACCAGAGAACATTTGAGTTCATCCATTGATTAAGATGGAGCATTCTGAAGGTATTGGTAAAACTTGGTAACTTTATTGCTCTCGCTTGTTCTCTTTTTAAATAGTCTAATTTAACTACACCACTATCCAGACCAGGATTAGCTAATCTTAAAGCTTCCTCTGTAGTCCAATCAACATCATCTGGACAATAATATTTTACATAATAAAACGAATCATCCTTAATTATATTCTCTGAAACTTTACGACCGTATTCCTCTAGGCGATAACAGAAAGACTCTCTGTTGTAACCAGCAGTAGTAATAGCGATATTCAAAGGCTGCCTACGAGATGCAACACTTGTCGTTAGTGCATCCCATAAACTAGAGTCTCGCTGAGTGAATGCTTCATCCATTATACAACAACTAGCATTATATCCATACTTACTAGAAGCCTCACTTGATAATGCTTTAAAAGATGAATTACTTTTTTCGTGAACTATACTATTCTTAAATACTTTTAAATTCTTTTCTAGTTGTTTGTCAGCTCTAACCATACCACTAGCCACGTCGAAGATTATCCCAGCTTGTGACCTATCAAAGGCACACACATAAGTTTCTGCTGATGGCTCTCCGTCGGCAACAGTCATATAGAGTGCGAGAGCTGAGATAAGTGTACTCTTACCGTTTTTTCTTGGTAGACAAATGTAAGCAGTTCTAAATCTTCTTAGACCACTATCTCTATACTTCCAACCAAACAAATCTCTAACTATTGTTTTCTGAAATGGCTCAAGCTTAAATTTTTTATTTCCCCATTCGCCTTTTAGATGGTGTATGTGATTCTCTATAAAATAGACTACTCTATCGGCTGCCTTGTCATCAAAGTAAAAAGTCTTGTCCTCCTTTAGTTTCATTAGTCAAAGAAATTAAAATCGTCAGTCCTTTCCTCATCTTGCTCTGGCATACTAAGAGATGCTCTGCTGCTCGGAGTGAAACCGAATTGCGTAGCAATTTTCATTGCATTTTGTAAAGCGTTTTGCATTACCTTGTACTTAGGTGCAATCTTACTAGACCTTAACCTACCATCTTTGTCGACTGTTTGCTCTGTGAAGTTACCTTGTAACTCTTGAGCTATCTCTCTGTAGATTCCTATCTCATTACAATAGGCTGCTAAGATTGATAAGTCTGTCAAGTGCAACATCTTTATATTAGCTAGTTCGTTAGTGACTAAATCCCATTCGTCTGCACCTTGTTTATTGAGAAAGGAGGGAGCTGAAGGCATACTAACAACTTGAGAAGTTTCCATTTCATTTCCCACTAATCTGGATTTCTCTAGTGTGCCTTTTAGCTCCTTTACTTTTGTTGGTATTTTTTTTCTCCCTCTCAAAATATTCTAGTTTGTGCTTGATGGTTTTTAATTCGTTTTAAAGCATTATCATAATACTCCTTGTCTAATTCGTAACCCTCTAAATGATAGCCTAGATTATGACAAGCAATAGCAATACTACCAGAGCCTAAGTGCGTGTCTAGTATCTTATCACCTTCCTTAGCGTTATTCATTAAAAGCCATTCGTATAATTCAGTTGGCTTTTGTGTTGGGTGTATTTTACCTTTATCTTTTAAAACGGACAAGCTCCACATTTTAGCTGGCTTCTGTAAACTACTCCAAGCATACTCACACATTGCTAAACTAAAGTCGTGAGGTTGTTTTTTATCCCAAATGAAAAAACCTTGCGTTGGTGGTAAATCAAAATAGTTACCTCCCCAAATTATTTGATTTTTACTTACTCTAAATAATTCTTTAAAATATTCTTTAGACGGTATTGATGTATCCCATTCCTTTTTATTGTGTTTTTGTCTAACTGGATTTTTACTTATTCCAATTCCATAAGGTGGGTCTACTATCGCCAAATCAAATTCATTGTCTGACATCAGCTTCATAGCTTCTAAGCAGTCTTGGTTATGTATTTTATTAATATCCATCTGAACTTAAACTGGTTTTAGTTTGGTATATCTATACCCACACGATTTAGATTTAATTATGCGTATAAAATATCGATAC